TCGCGGCCAATTTGATGAGCAACGCGCTCATCAAGAGCGTCATTCGTGACGCCTGGCCCACGACGTAAGTCGTGTTTGTTCCCGGTCTCACGACTGGGGTGTTCGTTCTAGCCTTTTCAGGGCTGGAGCTCCTCACGGAAAGTGAAAAACATGGATCATCTTTTGATGCGTGTCGTCTCTGCTCTTTGTAGAGACGTAGCCACCCCACGAGCGCACGAAGTCCTCGGACTATGCGAACGTGGGGAGTGGACGCAGCTTCTTGGGCTGCGAGTCAAGCCATCGGATTACGTAGATAGCGAAAGCTATTTTAAGGACTGTTTAGTTACAGACCTGCTCAGGAAGGTCGAAGACCTTCCGACTACGGTTGATCGCGAGGCGGTAGCACTGCGGACGTTTGACCTCTGCGAAGAGAGATGCGCCGCTACTAATCGAAGGCTTTCCCGCTTTGTCGACGATACCCTCTTAATCGAGGACAGTGTCGATGAGCGCGTCTACCAATTCATCTTGGAATGGCGTAAAGAAGTTAGCTGGGTCTTAGGAAAACTACCGGACCACTTGACCCCTAGATTTTCTGGGGGTGCCACGGTTGGTGATGTCGGTGAGCTGAAAACAATACCGGACAAGATGTCCAGCGTCCCCCAGATCACTCAAGGTGCCCGGTGTTTAATGCCTTTTTGGTATGAGACATCATGGGCGCACGGTCTCGTGAGAGACCGCCCTTGGCAAAGTGATCCCCTTACAGTGCGTGGCAACATTTTCTTTACAGTCCCGAAAGACGCCGAAAAGCGTCGTGGGTGTGCTAAAGAAGCGTCAATCAACATTTCACTCCAATTGGATGTGGGTGCTCTGATGAAACGCGTGTTGCTTACAAAGCTGGGTTTCGATCTTAAGGGAGGACAATCCGTTCATAAGATGCTCGCGCAAGCGGCATCCCTCAGCGGTGCGTTTTCTACGATCGATATGTCCAACGCTTCCGACACTGTGTGTCGGTTGTTGCCGCGCTTACTCTTGCAAAGCGAATGGCATTCGTTGTTGACCTCTCTGCGCTCTCCGTTCACCTATGTGGATGGGAAGTGGCGATGGTTGGAAAAATTCTCCTCGATGGGGAATGGCTTCACGTTTGAGCTTGAAACGCTCATCTTCGGCACTCTCGCGCGTCAGATCGTTAGGCAGGAAGGGGGTGACCCTAATCTTGTTAAGTGCTATGGGGACGACCTCATAGTACCGACCGTTCATACGGCTAGCGTTTTGTCCGCTTTGGCGTTCTTCGGCTTCGAGCCGAACCGGAAAAAGACCTTCACCGAAGGTCCTTTCAGAGAGAGTTGCGGTGGCGACTTCTTCGGTGGTGTACCCGTGAGGGCTCACTTTTTGGAGAAATTACCAGATGAACCGCAACAATGGATTAGCTTGGCCAATGGTCTTCGTCGCGTTGCTAGCATTGATGGCGTTCTGGACCCCACTCGTTGGGATCTGGTTCGCCGTGCATGGCTGCGCTGCCTCGACGCAATACCGAGCGACATCCGTCGGTGTAGAGGACCCTCCCACCTCGGCGACATCGTCATCCATGACGACGAACCGAGGTGGGGGAGTACGACAATCCGTCCTCGTAAACGTTGGACTGCCTACTACGAACAGGAACTCCCTGACGGAACGCGAAAGCGGACCCGAGAGCTCCTCGACGATGGAAGCGGCCCCTCCGTAGAGGCGGTTTTTGCGTACCTTCCAATACCCAAGATTCTACCCTGGAATCATTGGATACCGACTGTGCAACTTTCATGTTGCACCCTAGGTCTACCGAGCACCGGAGTCACGCCGCGAGGCGGTGTCGACGGGTATCGGGTTTGTCGTGTCCCTTCACAATACACGAACAAATGGGAACCTAGAACTGTGGTGAAGTAACTACTCACTGCAGGGACGCTTTTGGAAGATTCATCATCTTCTTTGGGCCCTCGCAAGAGGGGAAAGGCCTTTAAAGCCTG